CCATGACGGGGTGGGGACGCTAGTCCCCCATGCACGCCACCAATTTTTTAGGGGATGGAAAATTGGAAACCTCTTGGGGGATGATCGCGTCAACGAGTTGTATAAACATCTCTCATGCGGTGCAAACCATCTAGTTTATAGTCTATTGGCAAAGACTAGGAGAAGGTAATTACATCATTACCATACTGCGAAAGATCTACTGGACCTGCAGCAACAGTGTCAAAACTATTGATGGTAATGTTAGCATCAGGATCATACATTCCACTGATACTAAAGTAATCTTTTTCTTTCAATTGATCTGCAATATTTTGCATACCTTGATAGTGACGCCAAATTTCAGATTGCAAGTTAGAATCTACGTCTTGATCAAGAGATGCTTTGACTGCTTCTTTGAGAGCGTTTGCTGCTTTTGCGTATGCATTCATAATTAGTTTACTTGTAGATTGAGATTACCAGTTTCGCCACCAAATGTACCTTGTAGAAAATAGTTAAATGCCAAAGAGTATCTGTTAGAGTCGGATTTATTTATTTCTACTTGATGATCTACATGAGATGGAAATAACAATAGATCATTTGCTTCCAGATCAAATCCCCATTCACTTGAGTTGTTGATGTTAAACTCTTTTATCTCTGGATAAACTGCTGTAGTGGCATATGTAGGTATAGCATTTGGTTTTACAAACCAGATTCTACCACTATCTTTAGGCACATGCAGATAAAACACCCCACTGAAAAAAGAATTCGTATGATTATGTTTGGGTGCGTAGTCTCCAGGTCTATGCAGATTAATCCAAGATCCTGTATGGACGATTTTACCTTGAGCAAAATTTAAATTACCAAACAAGAATGAGTTTAGTGCATACTCAATTTGATATTTTAAATCACGAAAACATTCTTCTAGAAGAATATTCTCATTCAAAGATCTTTGACCACTGTTACTGTATTCAACATACTCTAGAGACTCTAGGTAATCTAGATCTAAAGCGTAGTTGAGTCTAGTCCTGATAACAGGAGTAGAGAACAGTTGAAATAATTCCATCACGAAGAAACACAGTCCTTGATATAACAGGGGACACGATCAGGGTCTAACCATTTCGTGTATTCAAAGTCTTCCATGGCAAGCAAGACTTGCATCTGATTGTCACAGAGATACATGTCCGAGTAACGTTTAGTATACTCGTTTTGTTTTTGGATTCGATAGTCAGGATGCCCGTTGTCGAGCATCCCAACAGAGACATATCGATAAGGTGCCCTTTCTAGAAGGACTTTCACATTAGACATAGTGTAGTGTTAGGTCAGTTTCAAGTTTAGTTAGGAGGATATCATAATCCTCGTCTACATCACCATAAAAATCAACACCTTTCTCCTCGTAATGTTTCACAATTTTATTATAAAGGTTAGGATACTCGATGTCAAGTGTCACTTGCCTGTTAATGGCATCCCAAAGGATGTCAATGGCAGACGAGAATTTTTGTGTTGTAGTCATAGACTTTACCTCTATCGGACCTGTTTGCCCCGAAGGGCAACGATCCAGGTTGGATTCGAACCAACGACCGACTGCTTAGAAGGCAGTTGCTCTATTCCACTGAGCTACTGGACCAGAGAAAGTCCGAAGTAGTGCAGGGGGTTTCCTCAACCATCTCTGCAAATTCATGCAGTTGATCGATGAAGAGATCCATTAGTTGATCTTCGATTGTGACATCTTCAAAAGACATGTAGATGCTCATCGGTTTTCCCCTTGACTACCTCGTAATTATAGCAGACTGCTCAGCGAGCGTCAACCGTCTGTGCCAGTTTTGAAGTAGTCCTTTCGCATGTACCTACCCAGGATGTTTGAGTTGTAAAACGCTGGTGTGCCATCTGACATTGCCTCCGTAAGTACATTGTTTAGAAATAATTGTTTGGTCTCTTCAAAATTTGTGAGACCTTTGCTTTTATGTAGGCTCAAAATGTCTCGTTTGAAGACCAGATTTCCGAACTGTTTGCGGTCTTCAGTAAGTTCAGCAGAACTTCCGTAGTATTTTTTCCAGTCGCTTTCACTTTTAACTCTCCTACCTCCACCTCTAGGTTTTCGTAATTGGTGAAAGTATTTGCGCCCGATGTATCTTTTACCTGTGAGTGTATTTGTAATGCAATAGACAAAACCGAAATGGTCGTCAATGTCCTCAGATAAAAAAGGGTGTCCGTTAAAAATCCAGGGGTTTTCATAGTCAATCTGTTTCTCCGTCGTCATCGTATGTGCGTACTCGTCTCACATTCTCACTATCTAGGTAAGAATCTGTGTCCGAATATACTTCTGCCTTGAGCTCGTTTAATAGAAACTCAAGATCCTTAATTAAAATCTTTAAGTTATTCTTATTCATAACCCTCCACAGTGTTAGTCTAATGTCAAAATCTATACTCGTCAAGTATATCGAGCACTTTATTGAGCTCAAAGTTGGCACCCCGATGCCAGTCTCCTGATTTGTCGGGGTGCTCATAGTCAAGTTGCTTCTTGAGTTTTAAAACTCTACATAGCATTTCATCTTTTGTAATTGCATTACGAGGCATTACAGTTTCTCCTGTAGAGCTTTCCAATCTGCATCAAACTTCGCAAGTCCAGCATCAGTTAGTGCATGGTCATACAACTTTTGGAAGATGTCATATGGAAGTGTGCAGATGTCTGCACCCACTTTGAAACACTGGGGGACCTGACGAGGCTCACGGATAGAAGCAGCAAGGACTTCTGTTTTCATAGAGTGCGTTGCAAAGAGATCTGCAATCTCTTCAATCAGACTTACACCATCCCAGTATTGATCGTTTAGTCTGCCGACAAAGGGAGACACATAGGATGCGCCTGCTTTCGCTGCTAGGATCGCCTGTGCCGCCGAGAAGACCAGGGTAACATTTACCTTCATCTCTTCATCTGAGAGCGCCTTGCACGCCTTCAGACCCTCTCTAGTGCATGGCACTTTGATCGTGATGTTTGGACTGATCTCCATGTAATCTTGTGCCATCTCTAGCATCTCTTCGGCAGTCTCTCCGACTACCTCAGCAGATACTGATGCATTCCATGGAAATATTGCTGAGATCTCTTTGATAACGCTTACTGGGTCTTCCCCTGCTGCCTTCATTAAGCTGGGGTTTGTTGTAACTCCGTCGATTAATCCAGTCGCATAAGCATGAGCAATGAGGTCTGGATCGGAACAGTCCAGAAAGATTTTCATAACTCTCCTGCATAGGTTGTACGTATTTAGGATAACAGTTTCCATAAAAAAAGCACCCTTACAGGTGCTTAGTGTGCATTTCAACACACTACTTATGGTATATTTGATTGCCAATTACTAATGCATCTAACTCTGAAAATTCTAATAACTCAAAAGCATTAGAAACATATCCTGCTATTGGTTTACCATTATTATTTAAGGATGTATTTAATAACATTGGCACACCAGTTTTTTCCTTAAATCGTTTTAGCAATTCGTAGTATCCACTTACAGATTCATTAACAGTTTGTGCCCTACAAGTGCCATCTACATGTGTGATAGATTTAAACCTTTCTGGATCTAAAATTTTCATTGCATACAACATATATTCGGATGGACCACTCCAAGAAAAATACTCAGAGATATCTTCTTCTAAGATAGAAGCACCAAAAGGTCTATACTCTTCTCTGTGTTTTACTTTTTTATTGATTATATCTTTACCATCAGGAATAGTTGGATCCATAAGAATACTACGATGACCCAACGCTCTTGGACCAACTTCACCGTGCCCCTGATACCACCCAACAATTTTACCTTGCGCTAACATCTCAGCAGTTTTTTCAATTGTGCTTTCCGTTGGACCTTTCTCTGGTGCTTCATCATCTTGCCAAAATGGGAATCCGCTATTGTCAAATTCTTCAGCATCAAAATACTTTCTTAAAAACTCTACTACACCAAGACTCAATCCACAGTCAGAAGCATGTGGTGGCACTATCAGATTAGATACTTTACCTTTAATATTTGTATTTAATAAAATGTTTTGAGCAATACCACCAGTAAAAGAAACACTTTTTGATCCTGCTTCTTTTGTTACATCCGAAAAATAATCGGCAAATATATTTTCAGTAGCAGTGTGAAATAATCTAAGTAAATTTAATTGCTCTTGTTTTGGCATCTCCCACAATCTATCATAAGACCATAGATGTTTGAGGTCACAGATATTAAACTTTGAATACTTAGATAGTGTAGCATGATCACAATTACCATAGGATTGGAGACCCATCATTTTTCCAGATCGATCTTCAACATGTCCTCTGATATCAAACATTTGTGCAAACATGTTACTGCCTATGATGCACCCAAAACTATAGCATTCATTCTCTCGATATTTTTTAATCAGCGTGTCGTCTTTAAAAATAGAATGAGTGGTTTTATCATCTCCCCATCCATCAAAGACAAGATCCAAATCTGCTTTTCCAATAGGCCAAATACTAAGGGCATGTGCTAGATGATGATTAACTCTAAAAACAGGACAATCAAATCCAAGCATTTTGAATGCCCAAACATCTAGGGTTTCATAATACGGTAAGGTATCATCTGTTTTTAAATTAGGATGCCTATCACAATCTATAACTATCCCAATAGCATCTACTTCAGCAGGGTTGATATTCCACTTCTTTATTACTCTACACCAAGAAGTTAGATCATCAAATGCGTGATGTTTAATTTGAGTATTTCTTTCTGTGCAGCAATATTTTACTTTTCTTCCATCGGTATATGTAATATTACTATCATGCTGACACAATCTAAGACCGATGAATTTCATTATAAAGACTCAACCATATTATCTATTGTAGCATAAAAAAGGGGGGTCGTAACCCCCCTCATCTCACATCTTTTGCAAGAGTAAGATCTCACCGTAGATCATGCCAATGAATGCAACACAACCAAGGGATACGATCCCAGAGATTTGTAATGCTTCCATGATATCACTTGTTGTAAGTGTGACCGCGATAGCAGAAAGTGCCATGCACTTCATCGCCGCCCTGCTTACACTCATACTTAACACCACGATAGGATGTCATAGCAATCTGTGCATCGTGCAGTGCTGCTGCTTTCTCGATCTGTCTCTTGATGAGGTTAAGGGTGTTCATAGTAGGTCTCCTAAAAGAATGGGATTTACGCCCCGTTCCTTCAGTCGTTTGCGTCCCAGTAGTGACTACATTCTGGCACATAGTCCTTAACGGTCTCGACCAGCTCTATCTTCCACTCGTCATCTAGATGCTCATGCTTTTGAATGCGAAGCATTATGCGATCAGCATCTGCACATGCCATTGTGGTCGATAGTAGTAAATCTATCATGGGATGAACGCTCCGTTCCGCGACTTACTTGCGTCTCATGTATATGTACCTTCACATTGACCTTCTACTTTTGACTTAAGATACCCTATCAAATTCAACTTTGATCGAAGATCAAGGTTTGGATCTGCTTGGATTTCAACTCGTCTTTGTAGAAACCTTTCACAAGTCATGTGCCACCCGTAAGGGTTGCCGTCATCATGATGGGCAAGGGTCAATGCCAGTAGGATACTGAGCATGAGATGAACGTATAAGATGTAGCGGTTGCTACACACTTATATTTATAAGAGATTACTCTCCAGGAGGGGTGTCTGGCGATACACTACGCAACGCCTTCTTCCTCTCCATTTCCCAGAGCGCCTCGGCAAAGGGATTACCGAATTGCTCTGTCCTGTCCAGTATATCATCAAAGAGAGAATCCTGCAAATGATTCTGCTGTGATGTCTTGTTTGATT